GATCCGCAAATGTCAAAGTGTTGTACACTCAGTTTCGGTCGCGGCCACGAGCCGGGTATCGGGTAAGACGGTTTAATTCCGTAGTGTGTTTTAATACACGCATTAGAAATAGTGCGAAACAGATTTATTGGGGATTCGCCTAGTTGGCCTAAGGCACCGGTCTTTGAAATCGGCATCATCAGTTCAAATCTGATATCCCCTGCCAGTTTTAGGATGCGTTCAGCAAATACAACAATTCAAATGATAATTGAAAAATAAGCATCCTGTTATATTTTACTCCGGTCGTCTAGTGGCTAGGACGCCAGCCTTTCAAGTTGGAGAAGCGGGATCGAAACCCGTTCGGAGTACCAAGTTTATGGAGTAGACGCCTGAGAGGAAGGGCTCCCGGCTGTAACCCGGAGGACAGTACTGCTGTAGAGGTTCGAACCCTCTCTGCTCCACCAAGAATCAAGTGGAAAGCAAGAGCCACAAAGTAAACAGTAGAACGTCATGGTCGTGCGGCGTTCTTTGCAGTGTATACTGCGTCAGCCCCGAAAAGGTTGAGAAACACTGGGGTAAGAGTCCCAACGTAGCACAATCACTAATTTATTCCGCAGAACCCGAGCATGGTGCATGGGCTTGACTGTTAATCAATGACTAGCTGGGATCGTTACCCAGATGCGGAGCCATTTTTTGCCCTTTTCGTATACCGGTATTACGCCTGTTTTGTAATCAGGATAAGGCAGTTCAATTCTGTCAAGGGGCACCATCTATAAGCACACACTCTACGCCCTCTTGGAATGGGAGATAGTGTCCATAGCACTGAAGAAAAGTTTAAGTGTGCTTATAAATGTTCAGTTTTAGGATGCTTCCAGCAAATAAATACAACTTTACTTGAAATGAAGCAAAAAAGCATCCTGTATTATAATGCGCCTCTAGCTCAGCTGGATTAGAGCACTGGTTTACGAAGCCGGGGGTCGGGAGTTCGAACCTCTCGGGGCGCACCAATCGGCTCTTATAGGTAAATGAAATACTGACACTGTGGTATAGTGTAGTCGGAAGTTTGATTCTTCCTAGGAGCTCCATTTAATGGTAATATAGCATAGCGGCTAATGCAACTGCTTCATATGCAGTCAATCGTTGGTTCGAGTCCAATTATTACCACCAATCAAAGATTGTTAATAAAGCGTAAGGCTTTGTTGATATTAGTAAAGTATTGCATATGATATTCACAAAAGAATCTATCATATACAATCATACAACAAACACCATCACATAATGATAGGTGAAAGTTTAAACCTCCTGGAGTAACATTCTTGTAGGTTTTCATGTAAGTATTTATTATACCCGGTTAGCACAAAAGTAGAGCATTCGACTGATAATCGAAAGACAGAGGAGCGTTACCTCTACCGGGTACCAATTTTTAGTAGCGACTATAGTTCAAGCGAACAAGGCCCTCTATGGGTACGAGGTGCAGGTATCAAGTCCTGTTAGTTGCGAATAATGGGGGCAGCAGAGGGCTCTTAGGAAGATAGTGCGGCTCTCAGAAAACCTACATAAATGAATTTAGAAAGAATTTGGGGAATGGGACTGCTTAGGGTGGTCACTTCACTTGCAATGAAGATACAGATCGGGGCAGAACCGATATTCTCCACCATTTAAGTTCAATATGGATATGCTCCACCAGGCATAAATAACTATATGGAACAACAAATATTATGCAGTTGTATATACTGCAAGGAAGTTAAATCAGTAAAGGGTATTCATACTCATGTAGCCCGAGCGCATTTAGGAGCCACCCACTACTCAAGTGGACATAATGGAAAATATAATGACACCGTAAGCCGTGCTAAACTCAAAGATAGTCGTGATAAGTTTCACAATTTGAAACTTGGTGAACTTACGAAATTTTCCGTGGAGTGTGAAAAATGCAATGTAGCACTTAGTGTAACCGAACGAGCTTTACAATTTCCTACTAAGGCAAAATACTTTTGTTCTTTGACATGCAGTAATAGTCATGTTGTAACTGAAGAACACAGACAACAAACATCTGCTACCTTGAGTGGTAGAATTTACAAACCGCCAGAAGAGATAACAAAAAATTGTATTAATTGTAATACACCGTTTACATATACGAAACACTATACAAAACGGGATAGGAAGACATGTAGCCAATCTTGCTCAACAACACACAGTAACATTAGCAGAGGCCTAGCAGCAAGATTGCGAAGGCCTGCCCTAACAAATTACCGGACAGATTGTAACTTTAAGTTTAGTCTAAATGACTATCCGACAGAATTTGACTTTACATTAGTCGAACAGTACGGATGGTATAAAGCGAAAAATCGTGGAGACCATTTAACTGGGGTAAGTAGGGATCATATGGTTAGCGTCCGCTACGGATTTGATAATAATATTGCATCAGAAATTATAAGGCATCCGGCAAATTGCATGTTAATGCAGCATAATAAGAATTCATCTAAACATAGTAAATGTTCAATCTTATTAGATGAGTTACTAACTAGAATTAAAGAGTGGGATATTAAATATAGTGGGAGTTAGTTACTCCAGCGGTCCACCAAAGTTAATGTATCTCTAGTGTAATGGCAGCACACCGGCCTCCAAAGTCGGTCAGTCAGGGTTCGAGTCCTTGGGGGGGTACGCCAAAGTTTATCTGTGTGTGAGAAAGTCTGGTTTAATCTACCCGCCTTGGAAGTGGGAAATCGCAGGTTCAAATCCTGCCACACAGACCAAAAATATATCTCTCAGGTGTAATGGGCTGCACATCGGTCTCCAAAACCGAAGGACAGGGATCGTAGCCCTGGGGGGATGCCATAAAACTCGCCTTGATTGATGGCGTACAATGAGATAAGTAGTCAATCACAAATTTCGGGGGATAACTGTTATCCTCCACCAAATTTAGGATGCTTCCAGCAAGAAAAACAAACTTTATTGAAAAAAAGCAAAACAGCATCCTGTTAAATGCGTGATTAGTTCAGCATGGAAGAACGCTACAGTGACATTGTAGAGGTCAAAAGTTCAAATCTTTTATCACGTACCAAGAAAATAAGATAAATAATTACGCGGTGTATGGAAGTGGTCATCCGCTTGGTCTCATAAGCCAAGAATCGCAGGTTCAAATCCTGCCATCGCAACCAATCAACTTCTCAAGTTTCATTGAGGAATGTATAAAAGAAATTCTCTCGGTATGGTGAAATGGTATCACCCGACGTTTGGGACGTTGAAGCGTAGGTTCGATTCCTGCTACCGAGACCAATCAATTACGGTATCCATAGTGTAAAGGTTCCACTAATTTTATGTTGAGTATGGTGTAATGTTAGCACTTGTGTTTGTGGCACACACGGAGCGAGTTAGATTCTCGTTACTCGACCCATCATGTTCGTTTACGATAATTACCCCCAAACATGCCCTGGTAGACAAATTGGCAAAGTCAACGGTCTAAGAAGCCGTAATCTGCGAGTTCAAGTCTCGCCCAGGGCACCAAAAGATTTTTAGGATGAGTACAGCAAAAGTAAACTTCTCTTACCATCGCCGAAAGGCACTCAAGAGGCCGGCCCGCTGGGGGCGTGTCGTGGGTTCGAGTCCCGGCTTAGACACAACATCCTGTTTTATTATGCCCCGCTGGACAAATCTGGCAAAGTCGCTTCCTTCAAAAGGAAGATTGTTCTCGGTTCGAATCCGAGGCGGGGTACCAGTTATGGAAGATGATGCAGCGGGGATGGTCCTGCGACCGGCTTTGAATACCGGGTTCTCAGAAATGGGATGGGGTTCGACTCCTCCGTCTTCCGCCAAAGTTTTGTAAGCTACATGGGTTGACCACAACGCCACGCGCCAAGGTAAGGTAGCTGAAGTGTAAGTAGCAGGTTTGGTCATGCTTACACACTAAAAAGTTTTGTAGTCTAGCGGTTAGCTAGGGTAAAGGCGTTGCGGGCTTAAATGTCGTTAAACATCGTAGCGCAACTTAATGATAATGTGTGCAGCCTACTACAAATTCAGTTTTGAGATAGACGATGTAGTAGAGTCCCTTGTGCGCTAGTGCCCTATTTCTTGAGCATGACACCCCAGTAGCAACATAAGGTCGTATAAACTCCTACAACCGAGACAAGCCAGTGAGTCCTTAAGAAAGATAGTTGGTCTCTCAAAAACTCATATCCCGACTAAGCTAACCTAGTGGAAGCGCCTGTCTGAAGAACAGGAGGGCTTGGAGCGTAACCAAGAGTCGGGACCAAAATAAAATTGTTTTAATATTGTTACTGCAAGGCCTAACTCGTTCAAATCAAGCTGTGTCTCATCTCTAAACGAGATAACAATAAAAATATAACATAATTAACATTTTACATTATGCATAAATATAACATGCATACTATATCTCTTTTTTATAAAATGGCATTAATGTCATTGGATGAGGCACTCTCATTGGAGCACGTTGCATTACAGCTTAGTGATAATTCTGTAGTGGTTGAGGTTGGGTGTTTTATGGGCGGCAGTGCAGCAATAATAGCACATACAAATAAATCAATATCGGTGCATTCTTTTGATTTATTCGAGGACGATACCCATACTGCCTATAGAGGCCCGAACCAGTATAAGTTATTTTCGCAACTTTTACAAGAAAAGAAGCCGGTTAGATCATTAGATAATGTGCGTAAAATCTTATCTTACAGTAATATTCATTTATATAAAGGTAGAAGTCCGGTTGATTTTGTAAATTGGGATACACCTATTGATATGTATTTTGAAGATAGTTTACACACTAATCCGTCATTATCCATGAATATTAAGTTTTGGGAACCAAAACTTAAGGAAGGGGGGTATTTATTAATGCATGATTGCAGACCATTTCTTCCTAAGGATCACTTTCATAGATTTATTGATGTAGAATACGAAAGTGAAAAATTATTAGCTAACGGATATAAAAAAATATCACATGTTGGTGCTCTTTTGGTTTTACAAAAATGCATTTCGACGGTAAAGTAAAATTTCTATTAGATTTAGAATCAACTCAAGAATTTATCTCTTTGAGACATTGTATATTAAATTTTGAATGGCAAAAACATAGTAATCTATTCAATATAGCTGATATTGCATTTAAGAATTCCGGGGTAATTCAATTTAATTATAATAAATTAATGAGGCACATTAGACCACAACCTGTCTATGTGAAAGACATTAATACATTAATTGATGTTGCTATGCCGGTTGTAGAAAACATCAAATCTATATTTCCGAAACATAATGTATTAAAATCACATTTTGTAGCACTTAACCCCAGCGGAAGACAATACCCCCACATAGACAGTATATATTACCATAATTTTTGCACTAGACTAGTGATACCTATAACAGGTAACGATAAGTGTGTATCTTTTATAGGAAATGAGGAATTTAATTTATCCATCGGGCAATTGTATGAGATTAATAATAAATTAATACATTATAGTGAAAATTTAGGTAACAGTATTAGAACATATATGTTTGTAGACATATATGATGAAGGAAAGGCCTATTCATTGAATGGGCATTACAAATATTCGGGATTAGTGTTGTAAAAGTTTCATTGAACAATTGAAACATTAGAAGGGTTGAGTTCAAATCCAACCTATGGTACCAAATTATTTCTCGCTATAGTTCAACTGGATAGAACAATTTTCTCCTAAGGAATAGATGATAGTTCAAGTCAACATTTAATAAATAATGTATGAGATATAATTTATTAATACCCGGTTGGATGTCTGTTGTTGACTTAGAGATACTTAACCGGCTTGCTAGTTATGTTCCTGAAAACGGAAGCATTTTGGAAGTTGGTTGTTTTGTAGGCAGGTCCACATCTGCATTATTTTCAGGAAAACCTGCTAGTGCAACTTTAGAAGTGGTAGACACATTTGACGTTAGTAATCCATATGGATTACACATTTCTGATAATAATATTAAAGGTAGTCAATATTACAAAAACAAAATTAAAGAAATAGCTAAAAATACAGGGAGTTGGGAAGAATCATTTCGGTTTTGTTTAACCCCAGAAGTTGCAGATCACATACAGATATCAGTTGCATCAAGTTTGGAATATAATTTAACAAAACAATTTGATATGGTTTTTATAGATGCAAATCATGCGGTTAATCATGTATTACATGATATCAAGAAATTTGCATCTAAAAATACATTATTAGTGGGAGACGATTTTTCCAAAACTTATTTAGGAGTTGCTGAAGCATTAGCACTAGTTCATTTTGAAATACCTAGCACACTTATTGCTCCGTCAAATTCTAAAATTTGGATCATGGTTCCCGAGGCAGGGTACTGGAATAATTTGTTCCTAACAGTGCCCGGATTGCTAGTTATACAAGTTACTGTCTAAAAACACTGGACTTAACTGTACCCAAACATGATTTGATAACCGAATAGTACCGGGCTAAAAAGCCGGGTTCTGCGAGTTCAAATCTATCTAGTGAGACCAACACCAATCTAGATTTTAGTTTGGTTGACACAAAATACTAATTGTAGTATAATAAACATTATGAGCCTTTGGTGCAATGGATAGCATACAAGTTTCCGATACTTGAGATGCAAGTTCAATTCTTGCAAGGCTCTCAGGGGGTAAATACAACGACAGAAAAGGAGTTTAACATGGCTGTTTTAGCATTGGACATTTCAGGGATCCCAAGACAATGGATCTCACACGATGAAGCAATTACATACCATGCCAAAGGTGCGGTAGCATGGAGCATGGGTGAAATTGTTGCTAAGTATCACGGTGGTGTTCAAAACTCCGGTGATCAAAGCTATCTTGAAACTGCTAGTATTATTGCTGTTAAAGGTCACGGATTCAATCCATACAAACATGCTACTGTGGCATTGACTAACAAAACCTTGTTTGGACGGGACCGGCAAGTGTGTGCGTATTGTGGCAAACATCATGCCAACACTCATCACTTAAGCAGGGACCATATTGTCCCTAAATTTTTAGGTGGCTACAATGTTTGGGAAAATGTAGTGACTGCATGTAAAGTTTGTAATAGTAAGAAAGGTCATAAGACATTGAAGGAATCTCGTATGGAACTATTATATGTTCCGTATATCCCTTCTCATCACGAAAACATGATTTTACAACATCGTAATATCTTAGTGGATCAAATGGATTACTTGTTAGCAGGTGTTCCAAAACATTCTAGAATTTGGCAGACTTAGATTGACATAAAAATCAAGCTAGTGTAGAATTCATATTAAATAAAGATAGCAGTAAGTAACGACATTGCTATTGAAATTGCCGATTTAGCTCATTTGGTAGAGCGCCGCTCTTGTAAGGCGGATGTGGTCAGTTCGAATCCGACAATCGGCACCAAATTTTAGCAGTAACTTATACAGTATATAATGTAGAAAGTTATGTAGGCAACATCCAAACAGGCACGGGTTGCATTAACCTACGACAACGACGGATACGGTCTTGCCAAATTTTTAATGGAGCATTTATGTTAATTAGTAATTCAGCAGGTTATAAAGTATTTTGCGAAACCAATCTCATTGATGTCCTTCCGGGCCACTACCATGTTCGGATGTATTCAACAGATGAACATGCCAAAGAACCTGGTAAACAACAACCTAAATTTAATATGATTATGTCTCTGGCGGATTTAGAACAATTCAGACAATCGCTAACCGTCTAAAACTTGACACTAAATCACTTGTATGATATACTGTCAGTAGTGAAAATCATCTGGCGTTCGTTCAACGGATAGGACATGATTCTTCTAAAGTCATTATAGAGGTTCGATTCCTCTACGCCGGACCATAATAAAAGGAAATTAAATGATAGATTCAAAACATAATTTTATCCCAGCCGTGATTAATGGTATTAATGGAATGCCTTTTGTAGATTTTACTGCTTCATGCAATTTTGATTTTGAAAAAATGAATGAGGAAATTTGCATAGCACTTGCTACTACGAATCTTGATAAATTTCCAATGGTTGGTGGAGGTATACCTCCTAAACTTAGAGAAAGAGAAATTGATGCTGAGTTTGAATTATCAATTTTAGCTAATTATGCAGGAGACAAAAGTGTGTTTACTAACATGTCTCCGATGGAAAAAAGAAAATATTTATTTTTTAAACATAAAAGTTTAATACCTTGGTATTTCATTTTAGATTTAAAACCAAATTGGTTTAGAACTAAAACTCAAGATTTATATCCTTGGGCTGATATAATTGAAAAGTTTCCATACACTAAAAAATGTATTGAACAATTGCCATTTAAGGAAATTGGTAGGGTGGTCATATATGGCTCTTGGCCTGAAGCAAGAGTCCCGTGTCATAGAGATCAACCGATGTACGAGGGTTTTGATCATCATATTAATTTTAATCCCGGTGGATATAGATCGGTATTCATATATGATTCTTTAAATGACAATAAGATATTTTTACCTAAAGATTACAAATTATATGCTTATAATACTTCGGATTATCATGGAGTAGATCCTTTACCTCACTTCTCATATACTATTAGAGTGGACGGGAAGTATAGTGATGCAGGATTAGAACTTATTCCAAAAGGTTGACAATAAATGGTGTTTAGTATATAATACATACTTAGATTGATTGAATAGTTCTTGGAAACGGTAGCTTAATGCTAGTAGACACAAAAAGTTCTTGACAATTAATCTAAACGGTGTTATAATAGACACATAGCAGAAAATGATAGAGTTATCTGCAACAAGATCATTAAAAAATTAATTATGTAATTTCTCGCTAAGACAACATCAAGCACGATTTTGTTGCAAGGTGATAACAGTCCGCAATCTTGTGAAAGACAGCGTAGCGAAAAGTTATATATAAGCTCTAGTGTAAATGAGCACCCGCCCCTAGTACTAGTCTGGAATCAAGGGTGTAGAACACGCAGCCCACAAGGCAGATGCAAGTGAGTTTATATATAACATGGATGCTTATACCGTTAAGGAGACGGTTCCGGCTGTAACCCGGACGCCGCGAGGCTCTGATGGATCGTTACCATCAGCATTCACCAGATTTCGGAGACTGAAACTTATCAGTTGTTTATCCCCCGCGAGCCGGCGGCAAAGGTAATCAAAGATAAGCGAATAATGTGGACGGCACAAGAGGCATCCCTTTTGTGTAGGCTGTCTCCAATTTTTATTGCTTCGTTAGCATAGCTGGCCTAATGCGCTACCCTGTCACGGTAGAGATCAGGGGTTCAAATCCCCTACGAGGCGCCAAAGAGCAGCGGATAAGTTACATTATCCAGTATGAGTCATCGGGGTATCCTGCAGAAAATCCCTGGGACGAGCAATAGTACAATCATGCAATGTAACAGGAGAGCAGTGATCTGCTTCACGGGGAATCCTCACAGAATGTCCTCTACCATATAAAAACACACTAGCCGGCAACCTGAATCAGAACGGCTCTGCTATAATAGGCAGCGTATACAAGTCAGTGTGTTTCTATATGGTATCATAGTTCAACAGATTACTCAACAGTATCTTACTCTCAGGGTGGTGACTGAGCAACAGACGCTGCACAGAGGAATATAATAGTTTCCCGCACTAGGGTCGTTCTAGTCTGTTGAACTATGGTCTCATAAGGAGTAATTACCCTTAACCATACTCGGGAGTCATGACCTGAGGAACTCGCGGTCTTCTAATGGCTAGGAAAAACCCGTTATTGGGTTTAATGCAGGTTTCGAAATCCTGCCCGCACGAGTTCGCCATATAAAAACATCTTATTAATCGTCACGGAGGCAGGCATGCTGGAGGCGTAATCGGGGATAAGATGTTTCTATATGGTAATTATCAAAAAAGTTTTGTAAGTGTCAGCAAGAGAAAGTCACGCTATACTGTATTCTTCGAAGGTACTTTATAGTAGAAGGCAAATGGGTTCGATCCCCACCCGGGCACATAGTGTCCGAGGTAGAAAGGTCTATACGCTAGACTAGTATCCCAAGTGACATGCCCTGGAAAACCTCGGTGTGAATTGCTAGCGTTGCACATCTAAATAATAGGAACTAACCTGAGGGTCCTATGCTTACAAATTCAATATATGCGGGATTGGTGTAGTGGTAGCACAGTAGATTTCCATTCTTCTAGTAACGGTTCGACTTCCGTTATCCCGCTCCAAGTTTATTCAAAATGTTCATTGCTCGTGTTCTTAGTCGGTTTGTGAATTCACTTTCCGATAAGACACCCTTAGCAAGATTACATTTTCTGCAAGTTACTTGTAGATTATCGTATGTAGTTGGACCTCCTTTTGATTCTGGGATAACATGATCCATGTGTATCTCAGCATCACGCAGGTCCTCATCACAAAAAACACAATAATAGCCATCTCGTTCTAATACTCTACGGCGTAGATGTAATGGAATACGGGCTTTGTTCTGTAACATAACATTATTTATATAATGGTCAAGCTGATACTAAATTAGTTTGACAACAATTACTATTTGATATATAATAGTAACAAGATTTGCGACTGTGGTGAAATAGGTAGACACAAGAGACTTAAAATCTCTCGCTTAACCGCGTGCCGGTTCGATTCCGGCCAGTCGCACCAAGAATGAATGCCCCTTTAATTAAATCAGGTTATAATGCCGGCCTCATAAGCCGTTTTTCTGGGTTCAAATCCCGGCGGGGGTACCATGTATTTTGGAGATGTGGCCGAGTGGTCTAAGGCAGCAGGTTGCTAACCTGTCGTGTCAAGTAATTGGCACCGTGAGTTCAAATCTCACCGTCTCCGCCAAGAGTATGTAGTTTTTAACAAGGAAACAAAATGAAACCCAGTAAGACATTTAAGTTAACAAAGCGCACGAAAACAATTCGTGCATTGATTGGATTTAAGGATATGGATCAAAGTCATGCATTCAAGCGCATGATGATTCAAGCGCAATTGGCCAGTGAAACTCGCCCTGCCAGAGAAAAGTCTGATAAATAATATATGTGGGTGTGCGCTGAATAGTTAGGCACCTGACTGCAAATCAGTATAATGCAGGTGCAATTCCTGTCACCCACTCCAGTTTTAGGATTCTTTCAGCAAGCTAAAAATTTCTACCATTAATCAGAAAAAAAGCGAATCCTGTTGTATATTGCCCTGGTGGCGAAATTGGTAGAGTTAATTATTTCGGGCGGCTGACATATGCAAATTGGTACAGCTACTGCGTTTAGACCGCAGGTTTTTCCGAGTTCGAGTCTCGGGCCGCCCACATTAAATAAGATTCTTGAAGACGGTCCAATCAAGTTGGTGTTTATTCAAGATGAGCACTCTTACGACATTGAATGTTTCAGCCCATTTGATTTTATCGCAGTCCATAAACCCGTGATACGGGTTTGGATTGTTTATCAAGAAATCATTTTTCGGGTCTAAGTATATATCATATTCTGGTAGATAAAAGTCAGGATAATATGTCCTAGGTTTACCTGTCGGATCGATATACCGAAGTCCTTTAGGCTTAATCCACTTAATATTATTTGCATCCATACTTTGAGCAACAGTGAGTTCATATGATGAACCTAACTTAACACCATTGTATTCAATGCAATTCTTTTTAATCCCTGCATTAGACTTATTGGCTGACATTAAAATTGATCTGCATGACAAAGAGCAACTTTTACTACTACCGGGAAAAAATTTATTACATGCACAACATTGTGCTATTTTGGTGTATAGAGGTTTTTCTACTTTGACTGGTTTGGGTTGTTTAGCGCGCCCACTATTATTAAGAATGGCAGATTCTCTACGCGAATCGTTCCCTAATTTACGAGAAGCATGGCCAGCAGGCCGCAGTTTGTTGGAGTTAACTGCTGAACATGATTGATTGCAAAATTTATTTTTTCTTTTGTCGTATATCAAGGGTGAATTGCATTGAGAACATCTTGCAGGGTGATCGGCATATGCACTGACGACTTTTGATCTTTTGCTGACACAATATTGTTTATATTTGGGTGCTGCTAATTTTCCAGCTAATTTAGCTCTTTCGGCCCCCTCAACAGTATGTGTTTTTATGAAATGGCTAAAAATTCCTCTAGCTGATTTGACTTCTCTGCATCTGATGCAGGAAACAAGAGGTGATTTGAATTCTTTTTCTTCTGACATATATTTCTCCATGATAAATAGTTGCGAACCAGACAGCAATGACTCCATGCATTGTTGATTACTCACTGATAATGCGTAATCTTATGGTTCAATTATATTTATCATTGGAAAATTTATTTCAAAAATAAAATTCGCAAAGAGCGTGTCGGTTCGAGTCCGACCTAGGGCACCAAAAAACAGTTAACAACTACTGCAAAAGGTTGTATTAACACAAAGAAAGTAGATACTATATGAAACGAAAATCTCGTAAACTATAGTGTCAATCGTAGACCCCGTATATGGTCAACTGGTTGGCACATTAAAGACAATTTAATATGCACAACCCCTTCAAGATGTTTTGATAGCATACCGGACTCTTAATCCGAGAAGGCTCAGTTTGACTCTGAGTGGAGGGACCATATACGGGGTATAATTCAATGGCTAGAATAACCGGTTTTTACCCGGTCTATCACGGTTCGAGTCCGTGTGCCCCGACCAGATGCAAACACATTCCGCCTGTGCCGACACGATGAGAAACATAGGTTCAAGTAGTGTGTTTACATATGGTATTAAAGAATAATGGAAGTGTGTCTGAGTGGTCTAAGGTGCCTGACTTGAAATCAGGCGTGTCGAAAGGCACCGTGGGTTCGAATCCTACCACTTCCGCCAACTTAAAGTAGTAAGTCAATATGCCCGAAATAAGCAAGAAGCATTTGACTTAATAGAAAAAATGCAGTACAATACACAGATAGTAAGCCCTGTTAGTTTAATGGTAGAACTCCGTCTTTACATGGCGGTTGCGGCAGTTCAATTCTGTCACAGGGTACCAAGTTAGTACGCGGGATTAGTTTAATGGCCAAATGAAACCTTGCCAAGGTTTAGTCAGGAGTTCGATTCTCCTATCCCGCTCCAAATAATTTATAATATGGCCCATCAACAACAATTTGATTTTATTCAGCGATTGAAATTACAGTTCCCAACTCACTTCTTTAATAAGAAAGTGTTAGAAGTAGGTAGTCTAAACATCAACGGCACCATTAGAATATTCTTCACCGAATGTGATTATCTGGGAATTGATGTTGGCCCAGGCAACGATGTTGATTTAGTATGTGAAGGTCAAAGATTAGATTACCCAAATGAAACATATGATACTGTAGGTAGTTGTGAGTGTTTTGAACATAACCCCTATTGGGTAGAGACATTTAACAACATGTACAGGCTGACTAAATCTACTGGTTTGGTGTTTATGTCTTGTGCTACAACAGGCAGAGGTGAGCATGGCACAACCCGTACTAGTCCACAAGATAGTCCGTTAACAGTTACAAATGGTTGGGAATATTACAAAAATTTAACTGAACAAGATTTCAGAAAATACATTGATATTGACAGTATGTTTAGTGAATATGAATTTCAAGTGGGTGCGCCGCATCACGATTTATATTTTTATGGCATTAAAAAGGAGATAGTATGATTGAATCTAGGGCAAGGTACACTAGCCAAGAGGCTGTTGACATGATTGGTAATCGGTTTGAAATGGTGCTAATCGCATCAGCTAGAGCTAAGGAAATCAAGCGTGGGTATAAGTCTAAATTAGATCATCCCACAACTGCGGGACCAACTGTTATGGCATTGATGGAAATTGAAAAGGGTCTAGTTGGACGAGAGTACCTTAAACAAGTACGATAATAATGCTAGGGATGGCTACAGCATACAAAAAACTACTCAACTCAAAGCTATAGAAGGTGGTCGCAGGGCACAGTAGAAATACTGTTCTAGAAATAGACGCTTAAGGAATGGATGACGGCACGGAAAGACATGCTATGTGTTCACTACAGAAAACCGAGTGTGAATAGTCAACATGAACTGTTGATAGGGTCTGGGTGCTTTAATTAACCAGACCAGAAAATAAACAAATTGGCACGATCATCCCGTTAAATTATATGCAAGTTCTATTACAAGATATCAGTACATACGAAACCCGAACAATCAGTCAAGCATGTATGCTTACTAATACAAAGGTACATCGTACTAGTTTGGGAATGTTACAAACCCTCTTTGACTTCAAAGCTGAATTATGCCGAGGGGACTTAATGCCTGTTGGTAGTGTTGAATTTGTAAGAGAATGTTTTGAGATTATGGGTATTCACCAGGTGCCCTTATGGTACTCATACCCTAAGGTGTTGAATTCATTCTTACACAGGCGTATCGTTGTACGCAGCGAAATTTATGTACGAAACATGCTACAATCACAACTAATAGTGCCTGCATTAAGTCCGATCTTTATCAAGCCTGCTGCTAAGTTAAAGTTGTTCAATGGATTTATATTCTATCCCGATAAAGATAGAGCAGAGTACGATGAACATGATAGGGAGCAGTGGGATATTGTGATGGCTTCTCGTGGCAAGGAACTGATTTTTGTTAGCAATGTAGTAGACTTCATTAGTGAATGGCGCTATTACATTGATGACAATAAGATTGTTGGTTCAGCAAGATATGATGATGGTCCTGATGAGGCCTTATCGCCGGAACTCACTGTAGTACACCAGATGATTGAAGCAATGCAGACAGATCACCCGTATACATTAGATGTAGGGAGACTATCAACTGGTGAGACCGCATTAGTAGAAACCAACGATGCATGGGCAATCGGTTTGTACAGTAGAGCATTAGAACCCAAGGTTTATTTAAACTTTTTGGGTAAACGATGGAAATCAATTGTTGACAAGTAAACAAAACTAAGCTATAATACATGCTTAGACACTGAGATTTAGGATAGGTGCAGCAATCAAATTAATCAACTTGGAATGCTACTTTGACCCTGGACATCAAACTCCAGACTAAGTAGATAGAGTGGTTTCGACAGTTCCCCTCGATAAAAGAAAAAAGTAGATAACTATCCTGTTAAATTTAGGTTAGCATCAGCAACATAATTTGTGTCTGCTAGGACATTAAACTAGTATTAACCTGTTAAAAACTAAGAAAGGAAACAGTATGCAATTCGCAACAGCAATCGCTAATCAAGAGGCCCGCACTACTAATGGTATGAAGGCTCGTGAGTCAACAGCTAACTCGTGTGTTGACTTGTTCTACAACATCGGCGCAAGTCGTGGGAAAAACATTATCCCTCAATTCACCGCAGCTTATGTTGAAAATGCCGATCTGGCATTGCGTATTGTTCAATGGGCACGTGATGTCCGTGGTGGCGCCGGTGAGCGTGAATTGTTCCGTCAAGTGTTGACTCACTTGGAAAAGACTAACCCAGCTGATGCCGCTCGCCTTATCACTAAGGTGCCTGAACTTGGTCGTTTTGACGATTTGCTAGTGTTCCAAACTAAGGAAATGAAGGATAAGGCCTACACCTTGCTTGGTGATCACTTGCGTCAAAAGAATGGCCTTGCAGGAAAATGGACTCCTCGCAAGGGCAAGATCGCGGCTGAAATTCGTGACTTCTTCGGTATGAGCCCAAAGCAATATCGTAAAACTTTGGTTGGTATGACGACCGTTGTTGAAACACAAATGTGTGCCAATGACTGGGATAACATCAATTACAGTCACGTTCCAAGTGTGGCGCATAGTCGTTACAAGAAGGCTTTTGGTCGTCATGGTGCAACTTATGCTGAGTACATCACTAAGTTGGTTAAGGGCGAAGCAGGTGTGAAGATCAATGCTGGCGCAATCTTCCCGCATGATGTGTTGAAGGGTCGTATCGGTGGGTACGGTGTAACTGCTTGGTCAGTGACTGAGTTGGGTGCTATTGAAGCACAATGGAATGCATTGCCTGACTATGTTGGTGACTCCAGCGTGTTGCCTCTAGTTGATGTTAGTGGCTCCATGAGTTGCAAGGCAGGCCAAAAGGGTGACACCACATGCCTAGAAATTGCGGTATCATTGGGATTGTACTTTGCTGACAAGAACAAGGGTAAGTTCAAGGACTGTTTCTTGACTTTCAGCGAAAAGCCAAGATTGATGAACCTTAAGGGTTCTATCAATGAAAAGATTGACCAAATGGTCGGTTCTGATTGGTGCATGAATACAAATCTACATGGTGCGTTCGTTCAAATTCTTAACACGGCTGTTCAGAATCATGTGCCTCAATCAGAAATGCCTGAAACACTGATGATTTTCTCTGATATGCAATTTGACCAATGTGTCAAGCATGATGACAGTGCTATGGAAATGATTGCCCGTAAGTATGCTGATGCAGGATACGAATTGCCTAAGGTAGTTTTCTGGAACTTGAATGCAAGCGGAAACGCTCCAGTCAAGTTTGACAAGAGCGGAACCGCTCTTGTGTCAGGATTCTCTCCAGCAATTGCTGCTAGTGTATTAGGTGCAGACCCAGACGCATTTAGCCCCGAGGCAATTATGCTTAAGGCCGTGATGAATAGTCGGTACGATTTAGCGTAAGCTAAATAGTTATAACACGGCGGATACCTCTGCGAAAGTACGTATATGTTCTCTAAAATACCCGGTTCGCCGGGTATTACCATATATTGACAATAAATGGTGATTATGCTATAATACATCTATGTATCAAGTAATAAGTAAAGAAAAAGAGCAATCGTTCCCGTCACTAGCTTTAGCAATGGAACACGCGAAATTGATGAATGAGTTTGTCACCATTAAAAGTAACGATTTTGAAGTGTGCGGTATGTTCGGTGTAGATTCTATTGTAGATGGCAAGTGTCCAGATGGTGTAGCATATACATGGAATAAGGCAAGTCGCATAGGAGCGACAACACGTAGATAAGGAGCAGGTACTATGATAGTTGCAAAATTTGACGGACGTTGGGTTCACGTTGTAAAATTTATGCGTGATGTAGCTTTCAGTGCCGACAAAGACTGGTTTATGGTTAACTTTGATTTTGAAAAAGTTAAGCATAAGCGTGAACATTTTAAGTGGGTTCCTGCTAGTACCAAGTTCACCTGTATCAAAGAATTTGTAGGAGAATAATGTGGCTCATAAACATCAAGGTCAACTTTCCCCCGCTCCACAATGGTGGAAACACTTGAAAGATTGGAAGCGAGTATTTTGGAAAACAGAACGTCAGGCACAAAAGCGTGACACACAGAAAAGAGAAAAAGAATGAAAACATGGATAACCTCTGATACACATTGGGGACACCAAAACATTATGAAGTTCTGTCCGGTATCACGGGCACGATTTCGCAATGAAGTAGATTATATGAACGAAGCAATGGTTCGAGAATGGAACGATTTAATTGAACCCACAGACCTTGTTTATATTTTGGGTGATGTAGCATTCTTGCCTGCTCAAAAGGCAGCCGAATACATGAATCGTTGTAACGGCATTAAAATTTTAGTTGAAGGTAATCATGACCGTAAAGCATTGAACGATCCTACATTCCGCAAGTGCTTTAAAGAAGTACACAAGTATTTGGATATCAACTACAATGGAACTAAAGTTGTTATGTTTCATTATCCAATTGCTGAGTGGGATCAGATGCATCGCGGTGCTGTACATTTTCACGGTCACTTGCACGGTGGACCTAGTGGAATGGAAAAGTTCCGCTGTCGTGATATGGGGATGGATGCAACTGGTATGATTGCTATCTCAATGGAAGATGCTATCAAAGACGCAATGAAGGGTGAAATTAAAGGACATCATGCTAAAAACTGAATTGAAGCAATATGTAGAAGACAATCCAAGGTTGGTTTCTATGAAGCCTGCTGGTGATGGTATCTTTGTGCTCAAATATCGCAAAAAAGTTTTTTACGATAACCTGTGGAACGAGTATCTAGAACACTGCCGTGGATCAGTAATTGATAAAGACTTTAATCTGATTGCTTATCCATTCCAGAAAATCTACAACTACGGTATAGAAAAGTCTGCACCAGTGTTGAGTCCAGATACAAAGGTTACCGCTTACCGCAAAGTAAACGGTTTCATGGTTGCATGTACATTTTACAACGGTAAACTGTTGGTGTCTACTACTGGTAGCACCAATGGCGACTATGTTAACATGGCTCGTGAACTGATTGACGAAGCACGGTATCTTGAAGTTTGTAAGCGTTATGAAGGTTATACTTTTATGTTTGAGTGCGTTCATAAGAATGACCCACACATTGTTCCTGAAAAAGAAGGTATGTACATTCTTGGCTGGCGTGAAAATATCTGGCATAGCTCAGTGCAGCACGATACCTTTGCGCTAATAAACTTTGGATATAGCTTTGGGTGTTTTGCTCCAGAAAGCGTAATAACTAATATGGCACGATTACAAGACATGGCTAAGGAATGCCGACATGAAGGTTTTGTTGCTTACACTGATGACGGAGTATCTTTTAAGATCAAGAGCCCATACTATTTGACTTCCAAGTGGGTTGCCCGTAATCCAAGAACAGACAAGTTGATGCGTGAGGATTTCAAGAAGCAAATTGATGAAGAATATTATCCTTTGCTTTCTGCAATCCAAGCTGACATAGAATCATATACTGCAAAGACTGAGCAAGAACGATTAGAGTGGGTGCGTAATTATATGGAGACAATATGAACGAAGAATTTGACCGATTTGAGGAACACATGGCAAATGATGAAAGTCACTTGCCCGTGGAACAACAAAGCCTAGTATTTCGCTTGCGTAAGCGGGCAGAGATTCGTAGGCAGATTCAAAGCCGCAAAAGTGTAGCTGAAGGTAAACCAGATCGTATTGCCGAATTGTTAGAAGAAGCGGCAGAAGAAATTGAGAGTTTAAAAAACACAATTAGTGGCAAGTGGCTTTGAAGGAACATAAAATGAAGTGTTATCAATTGATTGGCGTGCCGGGATCAGGTAAAAGTACCTGGGTTGCAGCACAAGACTGGCCCCTTTATTGTGTTCTTGTAAGCACTGATAATCATGTTGAAGATTATGCCACTCTAATGGGCAAAACATACAATGAAGTTTTCAAAGAACACATGCCACGAGCAGTGGAACTAATGGCTCAGGATGTAGTAGCTGCACGAACTGCGGGCAAAGACATTATCTGGGATCAAACTAGTACCACAGTGAATAGCCGTAAGAAGAAGTTCAACATGCTGCCTAACTATGAGCATATTGCGGTGGTGTGTCGTACCCCTGAAAGTGAAGAATTAGCCAAGCGTTTAGCCAGTCGTTCTGGTAAGAATATTCCAGACTATGTGATGCGAAGCATGATTTCAGGATGGGAAGAACCTACGCTAGCAGAAGGGTTTACTGAAATCATCTATGTATAGACCTGCGTAAATTAAAATAGGACCTTCGGGTCCTATTTTTTTGGCAAATATTTAACTGGTAATTTATTTTTTGCCAATAATCATAAAGCGAGTATATGACCAATTTGAGTATTCAACTAAATGTGCCCCACTAAAAATATGTTCTGACATTGGGTACTTATTAAGCAATTCATCCAGTGATGATACACTTTGAGTTATTTCCCATCTGCCATTGTCAATAGGCATGTCACTAGATTGTATGCACATCAAACTGCCATTTGGTATATTATCATACCATTCATTTGATGTAAATTGATCTACACTACAATTAATAAACACTTCATTACTATCAACGAAAGTTATATTATTAACATCTACTACTTTATTAACAACTTTAGTAGATTCATATAACCAAGTATCGCATATTTTATTTGCGGCATTGATAGATTCGTCGCTTAAATCATATCCATTTATTATTTTATAATATTTAGGTTTTCTTATAATCAGCATGAAAGCAAGTAAATTGTCCCAGCACCCTAAAATATTAAGTATGGGGAATTCTTTATTACCAATGGCTTTTTCTAACTCCTCACAAAGCCAAATCTTACTAGTTACTAATCCGTGCGAGAATGATTCAAATGGATTCATTTAAATGTATCATTTTCTTTTATTGTAGTACCTAATAATTCAGCTATGGTAGCGCCCCATTTTATACGATGCGTAGTTAGCCTTACTTTTTTAAATAGTTCTAATCTAAAGAGGTGTAGATGAAAATTTTGTTGTTTATTGTTTTCCCAACCAAAACTTTTTATCCTCGGCTCTATCATGGGTTCAAGTTTACTGAACATTCTTTGTTTAAGTTGGGCAAGATTTTCATTACCAGTAAAACCTTCGTGGTGTTGTATATGTAGTTCCATTATTTTATAACTGGATTCTAAGCTATGACTTATCATATTACCAATTCCATATATACCTTTATCTTGCATAAATCTTTCATAACTAGAAAACTCTAGTTTAAAGGGTGAAAGTATCTTATCAACCTTGTTAGTTTGAACCCAAGGCCAATCTCCTCCTATAATAGGAAAGTGACTACATTGTTCTATTAACCACATGTGTGTTGCAATATGCGGTTCTGATATATAATACGGTGTTAAATAATCATAAAATTTTCCACTTTGAAAAAATTCTACAGCATCTAGTTCTAGAATGGTGTGAGGTACATCTTGTTCCCTGCAGAATTTCTCTGCATAATATAGATCATGTGTATTAATAATCATTCCGTTAATTCTTATTAATAATGTAATAGCTTTAACAGGGATATTTTTACGCAAACACGACATTAGAACTAATTCACTATCCAATCCACCACTGTACAGTACCTCAACATATTTTGTTTGTCTGTTTGCCAAATGATCATAAAATATATCAGCAATATCTCTACCTCGTTCAAAATCTACATCTAATAACTCAGTGGTAAAATGGTTACAGTTTTCATGTAGTTCAAGTGAACATTTTTTGTAGTTTTGTAATCCAACATTCCATTCCATGCATCTATTTATTACATTAATATTAGTATATTTAAAAAATACTAAATAGCAATGTCATGTTTCAATTTATTACTGACCTATCACACACATTATTGTCTTTTATAAAAGATGATCCGGTTCGTCCTGAAATATCAACTGACTTTAGAGTTAGTGATGGTAGAGTGGTAGCAGCATTAACAGATGAAGAACAAAAACCAGAAGCAATAGTGTGTGTTAGCTTCCATGACTTTGTTCCTGCAGGAATAGAAGATTTACAGAAAACTACCCAAGAGCCCACGACGGCCACATTTTATACTATTTGGAGCTATAAGCCGGGGTCTGGTAGAGAACTACTTATTCAAGCAGTAAAAGGAATTCAAGCACAATATCCTGGCGTTACAAGATTCGTGACACTAAGTCCTAAGACAAGCATGGCCCGAAGATTCCATCTTAAGAACGGGGCTATCATTTTCAGGGAAAACATAGATACTACCAACTATGAATATCTGACCGAATCTCCCAAGGAAATTCCCAAAAATACCATTTGACAAAAAATGGTTTAGGGTGTATACTATGGGTATGCTGACAGAACACCTGAAATCGCGTCACCTAGACTTGGAACTTCACCGGCCCGTGCTTGATGAAGCAGAAGGTGTTGCTACATTTTACTTGTGGAATCTAAGCGGACAGCTGGTTGGGTTTCAGCAATACCGCCCGCTAGGCAAGAAAAAGCCCCAAAATAACCCCAAAGAAGGTAAGTATTTCACATACAGAAACCGGCCCACGCACACGGTTTGGGGCGTTGAGAGCCTGGATCTAAGCCCCTCAGTCGTGTTTGTGTGTGAGGGGGTGTTTGATGCGGCCCGACTCACTGAGCGTGGATTTAGTGCGTTGGCCGTGCTATCTAACAACCCCAACAGCGACTTACGCAACTGGTTATCGTGTCTGAATCGTCGGGTTGTATCAGTTTGTGACAATGATGATGCAGGCCGCAAGCTAGCCAAGTTCGGAGACTGTTGTGTTTTTACAACAGATAATGATCTTGGGGATAGTGACTCGGATTTTGTCTCATCCTTACTGGAAACTTATGGTTGACATTAAATGTGGTTGGGTATATAATACACTTATGAACTTGAAAAACACCCGCAAACGCAGAACTGATCGTAATCAAGTCTTGTATTTTATTCAAGATGTAGTAACGGAAGAGACTTATATTGGTCTGACTGCTATGAGTTTCGCGGGAAATGTGCGTAAAACTTTGAACCGTCGTATGCAGAAACATATGCAACGGGCATTGACTGAGCAGAAGAATTGGGGTTTGTCTTGTGCATTGCGTGAGCGTGGTGCCGAGCGTTTTGTATTCGGCATGATTGAAATTGTGCGAGGCAAGCGTCCTGCACATGCTCGTGAAACTGAATTGATTAACACATTACAGCCAGCATTGAACACTTTTGGAGTTAAAGAATAATGCAATACATTCTCACGCAAGAAGAATACGATAAACTCAAGTCAGATCAAACACCGCGACTTGCTTTATCCAACAGTAAGCTACAAAAGTTGTGTACAAAAATCTGTGATGAGATGCCGATTGATCGTCCATGGAGCCAGGAAGATCCTAAGCCTTGGGGTTGCATTCTCAGTACTAGTGACTGGTACTGCGATTTGTGTCCGGTACAAAAGATTTGCCCCCACACTGCTAAAGAATGGAGCAAGTAATGAAAACAGAATTTGAAATGACATTGTTTGATGATGCGGAAACAGCAAAGAACTTGACCATGCTAAATCGTCTTGAAGCATTGTTTGATCATTCAAAGAACAGTTTGCCAGAAGAATACTTTTGGTTCAGCGACAATTTGCCAGTAGGTTCTCGGGTGAAAATTACATTTGAGGTTATAGAATGAAAACAGTATGGGTAATTTGTGAAACTGTGGACTTGGGCTATCACATGATCAAAGCCTACGATTCATACGACAAGGCGAATGCTGAGTTTGAACGAATGCAAGCCAAGGCCATTGTTGATAAAGTAACGGCATTGATGGTACACTGTGCCTACACATTGGAGTCAGCAACAAAGTATGCTAACAGTGTACAATACTATGAACTGAACAGTATTGAGGTGGAAGAATGAACAAACGAATTGAAAAGTTAGCTGTCATCTGGGCCAATCGTAGAGACAAAGATGAAAAGTTGGGCATCACATATACCTTTAGTGAACCAGCATTGGAAATGTTCACCGGACTGATTATTAAAGAATGTATGCGGCAGGTTGAAGAACAATATCTGCCTGTACTAGAAGATAAAGAAATGATGAAGGATACGCATTGGGATGGTTATGTCCAGTGTGGTGTTGATAGTTATGTGGCCATTAGAGAACATTTTTACGGAGAGGAAGAATGAACACGATTACTTGTCAATTTTGCGGTGACACTTATCCGGGCTTTGATGTTGCTCATGTCTGTAGTAAAGGTCCATATGCTTATAAAAAGCCCACACCAAGCGTTTCTGCTGATGTACTCAAAATGTGGGCTGATCCCAGATTTCAAATTCTATCAGAAGTTGATAAATTACTCACCGCTAGTAAAATGTGGGACGGTATGAATTGGTCCTATCATTCCATTCATCCGATTAAGTATCGCCCGGTGTCTGAAAAGGTTCGCCGAGCATTGTACGATCTTCAAATTGAATACGGAGTTGACGAATGATGGACTATAAATTTATTGGTTGGAACAAAGAAGATGGATCTGACAAAGTTTGGGGTGCTATCTATCTAGCAGATTTCTCCGTAAATTTTTGTCCTAATGTATTGATTTTCTGGGGTCGTAGAGGTAAGAAACTGCAAACTAAAATGGATCGTGACGGATGGGACTTAGATAAATTGGTCAGAGAAAAACAAAATAAAGGTTATCAATTGATCAAGGAGCATGAACTAAAAACTGTATATCCAGAATTTGAAAGTGATTTGGAAAAAACTACAATGTGGGCACTGCTTAAACTATGAACTCAGCACAGCGAAGAAAAAATAAACGGGAACATCCCTACTGTATTTCAATAAATATCAGTCATAATGAACAGCATTTTGATTATGTAGATAGAGTCAATCTTGCTATTGCGTGGTGTAAAAAGAAATCTACCAGTGGTTATGTTATTAAAACCGCAGCAAACCGATACCGCAGCGTTTTTAAATTCGCTGAAAGAAAAGATGCAGTATTTTTTGGATTGAAATTTTTATGAAAACTAAAGCAGAAATCATCAACAGCATGTGCTATACTTATAGACATGATTATGGGTTGCGTAAAGAACCAGATGATCCCACTTGGACAAGTGGTATGACAGAGCAGGATGCCATAATGCTTTACAAAACGATGGAACAGATATATAATAACGATATTGAACCTATTCTTGAACACTACAAAGGAAAATAAAATGAAACTAAGTACAGTAAACAATATATTTAAACATCAAATCTCCAATGGAGGTAAGTTTTGTTGGGCTTGTTATGGCCCTAATGCACGGAGTATAGATTATACCAGTGACTATGCACATGGTTATGTAGTTTTTGACACAGAAAATCATACTGTGTATTCAATAGAAGTTAGTCCAAACATGAACCGAGTGAACGATGATGAACCAAAGCCCTATCGTTGGCTTAATCCAGATCACCTAGATGTTTACTATTCCGAAGCTGAACAGCGCAAAATTGATCCTGATCAAGCATGGGATGATGTAAAGTGGATCGACTGCGATTTAGCAGAAGATTTTATTGAAAAGGCCACAGCTATGTTTAACGGTGACCCTTTTGATACTCGTATTTCAATCCCGATTGATTTAGACAGTGATACCATGTTGCAATTGGCAATGGAAGCACATAAGCGTGATATCACATTGAATAAGATGGTTGAAGTAATATTGCAGCAAGTAATTAACGAACATGAAGTTAATCGCACCTAATATACTCAAGTACATCAACCATGACTATTCAACAAACCCTTTTCGTTTTGTCGTTGAAGTTACAGCTTGGATGCTTAGTATCGGATGTGCGGTCACTATGGCGCTTACAGTACCGACTCCGCCTCTTATCATTTTGTACCCTATTTTTATTGCTCAATGTGTTATGTTTGGTTGTTGTGCGTATAGTCGTAAATCATTTGGCATGATTGCCAACTATGCTTTACTTGTAACTATTGATTGTGTTGGTCTTGCTCGTATGTTAATTAATTAAGGAAATATTATGAAAAAATCTCAAAAACTTGAATCTAAAATTGAATCTAGTAATCTTGAACACGGTTGGGTCAAGACAGGTGACAACTCTTGGGTTGCTACACTACAAGAAGATCCAGATACAGGTGACTTGATTTTACCATTGCCAGATGAAGTAATGGAATCAAATGGATTTGAAATTGGTGATGTGTTACAGTGGAAAGATAATAAAGACGGAACATTTAGTTTTGCCAAGAAAGCATCCGAGGAAACTGAGTGGGTGTTGGTTGAATGTGTAAGTACATTCCGTCAACGATATATGGTGGAAGTGCCCAGAGGTGAGACTATATGGGCATTAGATACAGTAACAATGAGTGAAGCTAAAGAATTCAGCCAAGAATTTCTTGGTGAGCAGATTGTTAGTCATCGTGTTGTTTCCAAGAAAGAAGCCTTGGCAATGTGCGACCAAGACAATGATTACATTAAAGACTGGAACAAAGAACAGAAAATGAAAAGTTTTTTCACCACATGGGAAGAACAACAAAATGGAAACACTTGAAATACTAACAACTCCGCAAAACCCAACCAAAGATTGGGGTGACAAAGAATGGAACAAGTTTGCCAAATGGTTGAATGGTATGCTTAAGATAAATGAAAGTACCACAGTTACATTCACTAAGCAGGATGGAACTGAACGGGTGATGAACTGTACATTGAAACCTGAATTGCTTCCTGTAGTTGAAACAAACCCATTAGCAGAAGGGAAGCAACCTCGCAAAGAATCAACCACTAGTATTCGTGTGTTTGATAATGACTTAAAAGAATGGCGTAGCTTTACTACAAAAAACGTCACTAGGGTTGAATTTACTATCTAACTATCTAACTATATATGAACTATACTTACGAGCCCGAAAGCCTAGAATTTGCAACCCAATATTTTTTGGGTAATACTAAAGCATTTAATGCTGAATCTAAAATTTGCAAGAATCTATTCTTAAATCATGCATCTGATAATAATTCTTCAACTTTACGTGAGTTAATTACCATAAATTATTTAGGTTATCAATCATTTTCAGAAAAACATGGTGCCGATGGAATAGATACTAACACAGGACGACTAAAAGAAGTAAAGCCTAGATATTTAAAGGAAGGTCAAAAAATGAATACCCATAGTGGAAACTTTAATGACATGACATTTAAATTATTAGAAAAGAAAAAAGACTATGATATGGTTTGTA